CGTAGGTGGCGGCGTTGTCGGCGCGGTGTTTCGCCGGGGAGCTGCCCGTCAGCGGGGACACGTCCTCGGTACGGTCGGCCAGGCCGGTGCCGCGCGTGACCGCATCCTCAGGGCTGACACCCTGCGTGACGGTCGTGACGACCGGCGCGCTGCCTTCGGCGGCGGCGGCGGTGATCGCCGGAACGTTGTCGTCCTCGTAGAACTCGGCCTCGAACTCGACGGTGAACGGGCCGCCGGTGGAGCCGCTGACGGTCAGGCTGCCATCCGGCACGCTCGACAGCGCTTCCAGCTTGGAGGCAACTTCGGCAGCCGTGAGTTCGGCCTTCGGTTTCAGGTTCGAGGTGGTCTCGCCCGCGAAGGTCAGGGTAGTCGTTTTCCCGGCGGTGACGCCGGTGTAGTCCAGTTTCTGGACCTCGCTCGTACCCTCGGAACTGCCGAGGACGACCGGGGTGTCCAGCACGTAGGTGGGCTGATCGCTCATGCTTGGCCTCCTCAGACCCCGGCCAGGGCGTCGCCCTGGACGACCGCGAACGCTGCGGGGTAGCGCGCGGCGGTGAAGCCGAGCCGCTCCTCCGACCGGAAGACGGTCTGGTTGCTGGTGAAGTAGACGTGCGAGGAAACGTCGGTCGTAATGCCCTGGCGGTCGAGCACGAGGCCCTGGCTCCAGTCGCCCACGAAGACGGCGCTCTCGTTTTTGGCCGCGCCCAGGTTGGTGGGCACGTTCGGCGTGCAGTAGACCGGCAGCCCGAACAGTTCGCCTCGCGGCAGGGCGGCCGAGCCGTAGCCGGGCAGCGGGTCGTTCCCGCGCCGACCGAAGGCGGTGCTGCCCGCGCCGATCAGGTAGGTGCTCGGGGCGGTGGCCTCGCGGCCCTTCACGATGTAGCCCCAGGTGCGGGGGTGCATCACGATGGCGTTCGGCGCGCCGAGGAAGTTGGTGTAGACGTTGGTGATCGCGTCGCTGATCTTGTCCAGCAGGTTCTGCTGGCTGGCGGTCCCGGTGTAGGGGATGCTCTGGACGCCGGGGGTGTTGATGATCCCCAGCGGCTGGCCCGTGCCAGTGCCGGTCAGGAACGCCTGCTCCTCCAGGGAGATGAAGCGCTTGGCCATATCCGTGGACACCATGCGGTCCACGTCCCACTTGGAGTCGGCCAGAAGCTGGTTGGACGCGACGGCGAGACCGGCGGCCGTGTAGACGTGCGCCTCGAACTCGCTGAACGCGAAGTCGGAGCGAATCTTCTCCGCGAACTCGGCGGTCCACGCGACGGCGAGGCCGGAGTCCTGGGAGATGAAGCGGATCGTATCGGTCTGGATGCTCTGCGAGCTGAACAGCCCGCGCAGGACGGAAACGTGGTCCCGAATCGTGATCAGCTCATTGCTGACCTCGGGAATGACCATGAACCCGCCACTGGAGTCCACGCCCTCGCCCATCGCCTTGCCCTCCAGGGCCTCTTTGATCCGGCCACGGGCGTCCTGGTCGCCTTCCTTGCCGAGGCGAACGTCGTTGAAGTAGCTGTGCTCCCCGCCGTCGCCGTAGACCCCGGGGTCCTCGGTGACGTGCTGAGTGGGGAAGAAGTCGGGGAACGCCTTGCCTGCGGCCTCCATGCGGCCGTTCAGGTCCTCCAGGCGACCAACGAGCGCCTTGCGCTCGAACTCGGCCTGCGCGGCGGCGCGGTCGGACTCCAGCTCGCCGAGGCGCTCGACCACCTGGGTCATATCGCCCTGCAGCGCGGTGATCTCCGCGCCGGAGAGGCTCTTGCCCTCCAGTTTGGTAGCGATCTCACCCGCCTGGGTCTGTAGCTCTTTGACCTGCTCGGTGATGCGCTCGAAGTCCGTTTTCTCAGCCATGCGAGGAACTGTACCACACGACTCCGCGAACTAGCACAGGTGTCAAGGAAACCGCGTTACAGCGCGGCGAGTGCGCGACCGAAGGTGGCGCTAACGGCGTCCAGCTCGGCGGCGATGGCGTCCAGGTCCGGATCGTCCTCGCCGAACGCCTTACCGGCGATCCGGTAGAGCGTGTCGGGGTTGACCGGCACCGGCGCGATGCTGATCTCTCGCAGGTCGCACTCGTGGATGCGCGGCCCGTCCGGCGTCATTTTCCGGTGGAAGACGCCCCCGGCGGAGAAGCCGCGAATCGTGCCGCTCTCGACCTTGCGGTACACGTCGGCCGCCTCGGTGCCCGGCTCGGCCTCGTCCACGCGCGCTCGGACCCACAGCCCCTTGCCGTCCATCTTGGCGGAGAGCACCTGGCCCATCGCGCGGTCCAGCTTGTGGGCGTAACAGAGGACCGGGTTGGTGGTGAGGTAGCGGTCCAGCGCTTTCTCGAAGGACCCCGGCAGGAACGCCTCGTCCTGGCGGTCCACGTCCATGTTGGCGGCGTACCCTTCGATGATCAGGCCGCCATCGGTGGCGACCGCCTTCCCCTCGGCGTCGAGGGTGAAGTCCCAGGTGAAGGGCGCGGAGGTCTTCATGCGGCAAGCCTAGCATGCCGCCTATCAGCTCTAGCCTAATATCTGGCGAATATCAGCTCTCGGCTAATGGCCTTCGCCTCGCGTGAGCGGCCAGCGGTTCACGTTGTCGCAGATCACGCAGACGGTCACCGGGTCTCCGGCGCGGGTAGGCACCGCGACCAGGGCGCGGCGGCGGCATTCGCAGCGGGCGACACGGCGGTTGACCATCGCCGAGCCGTCGTCGGTCGGCTGTTTCATCGTGACGTAGCGATCCGCGTGCGGCTCTCGGATGGCGCGGCCGCCCTGCTGCACCGCCGCGTCGGAGATCAACTGGATGGCTCCCGCGTCCGGTCGGTCGCAGACGGGCCACTCGTAATCGGGGTGCTCCCATGCCTTGTCGAACGGCAACTCCGGCGGCGGCTTCTTGGGCAACGCGGTCTCCTCTCTGGCTGGCTCATACTCAGCGTACCGCAGGCGTCAAACGTGGAGGAATCGCAACTATTCTGTCGGTATAGGGGCTACAGCGACAGTTTACTTGCGGCGCTTCTTGGGGCGGCCGCGTCGGTAGCCGTCCACGCGGACGGGCGACTTCCCGGCGTTCGAGCCGCGAGGCGACCGGGTGTGTTTCTTCACGCCGACCGCAGCGCCAGCTCCGCGCCGACGTTTACGCTTGCGGCGGCCCTTGGTCGCCATCAGACTCGGACCAGTCCGTGCCAGCGGGCGTGGTAGAGGCAGGCCCAGCCGTAGAAGCGCTCGTAGGTCTTGCGGATCATGCCCGTACTCTAGCATCTTCCGGCTGGTCGCCGGGCTTGATCTCCGCCGTGCTGCCCGGGTCCGGCGGGCGGCCGCCCTCTCCCGGCAGCGCCGGGTCCTTGACTTCCGAGCCGTTGCCGTCCTCGCCGGGCAGGTTGATCACCATATCGTTCAGCTCGGCCTTGTCGCCCTCCAGCGGCGGCAGGCCGAAGCGCTCGCGCACCTCGACGATGCGCACGCCGGGCGCTTTGGCGAGTTCGCCCGCGAGTTTGTACTGATCCTCGATGGGCATCTGGTATTCGTAGTCGATGCAGAACTTGAGGCCGAAGTCGGCCGTCAGGCCGTGCGTAATCAGCGTCTGGAACTCGTTGAGCGCCGGGCGCATCCGGTTGTTGGCGAAGTTGCGCCGTTCCTCGGCGGGGGCGGTCGTCGCGGAGGTCTCGATGGAGAGGCCGAGCAGCGCGCGCGGTACGCCCAGCATGGCCAGGATGCGGTCGCGGCTCTGTTCGGTGAGGGCGACGAACTCCGCGTCCTTGGCGTTCGACTGGATCGGCTTGTAGGTGAGGCCGCGCCCGAGGACGGCAACCTGGAACGCCTGGCGGACGCCAGCGTAGATGCCCGCGAACTGGCGGCGCAGTTTGGTGGCGAGGCCGTCGCTGATGGCGGCGTCCGACTCCAGCACGCCCGAGAGGCGCGCGCCGTTTTCAAAGAAGGACGCCTTGCTCTCGTTGAGCGCGACCTCCATATCGTAGATGCGCGGGCCTTTGGCGATGATCCCAGCCCCACGATAGGGGTCGTGGGGGTTCGCGCCCTTCCAGTGGATGATCTTCTCCGGCGGGATTTTGATCGCGGTCTCGCCGGGGACTTTGTATTCGTACGCCTCGACCAGCTTGCCGTTCCGGCCGGGAATGACCTCCACATGGTAGGGAGCGAGGCGAAAGAGCTGTAGGGGGTGGCCGGTCTCGGGGTGTTCGCCGCGCTTGTAGATGAAGCCGTCGCCGGTGACGTATTTGTCGATCCAGACGAGCTTCACCAGGTCTTCCCAGGACTGATAGCCGTTCGGTTCCTCGATGAGCTGGACGAGCCAGGGGTCGGCGAGGCGGGCGTTCTTGTCGGCCTCCTTGCGGTTGCGCGGGATCGAGTTGCCGTCGTAGTCCTCGAAGTGCCAGTCGGCGGCGGCGGCGGTGTCGGCGATTATGTCGAGGGCGTCCGCGACCCAATCTATAGACTCGGAGCTGCCCGCGCCGTAGACCATGAGCTGCCGCTTCGCGGACGCGCCGGAGTATTTGGACCCGGCGGTGGTGCTGAGCGTCGTCCCGAAGACCTCCGGCGCGGAGGTGCGATCCCCCGGGATGGTGGGGACCGGCGCGACGGCCTTGCCCTCCAGCGCCCGGGACGGCGAGATGAAGGCGAGGGCGTCCGAGATGCGGCTCATAGCGTCCAGAGTAGCAGTTCGGCTCCCGGTCCTAGCCTTGGCGTCCGTTTGGATTTTTCGGGACTCCGATTGGCGTGTGCAGTCCGGCTCGCCGAAGCCCCCCTGCGGGGCGCAGGCTACGCCGGAGCCTAGCACATTCGGTTTTTGGGTGCTTCAATTCCGCCTGGGGAGCCAAACGCCGAAAATTCCGGCGTCATCTTATTTTTAAGGCTTCACGCCTCTCCATTTGGCTTTCTACTCCGAAAAATCGGGCCTTTTCGGACAAATCATTGCGTAATCAAACTAAATTTGACCATTCTAGTCAGGATTCGATTTGGCTCTGCAAGCGGTTTTTATGCGCTTGAAAAGGCGTGAAGCCCTGCTATACTAGGTCCATGAGACACCTCAACCCGGAAGACATAACGAAAGCGTGTTCCCAGGCAAATCTCGTCATTACTGAGTCGGAAAAGATGCGCGCGCGTCTCCGCCGCCGGAATACGCCTAAGCGTAACCGGGAACTCGGCGAAATGCTCGACATGCTGGGCGAGGAGGCCAAGCCGCTGCGGTCGTTTATCGGCATGTCGGTCGCTCACGACTTCTCGATCCCGCTGGACCTTAAACTTAAGCGGATCATGGCCAAACTCGGCTACGAGCGGAACCAGATTCGCAAGATGCTCGGCTGATGCGGACGCTCGCGCTCCTGATCTGCGTCCCGCTGCTCCTGGTCGCCATTGCGCTGGCCTTCGGGCCGTACGGCATTGCCTTCGACGTGTTCGCGCTGCTGCTCGCTTTCGGTTCCCGCTAAATCCGGGGGCTGGCCTCGAACCAGCGACGTGCGGTTCAGAACCGCGTGTTTTGCCTACTAAACTACCCCGGAGAGGCGGGAGCCGGATTTGAACCGGCGTCTGCAGGTTATGAGCCTGCCAAGGGGCCTGTTTACCACTCCTCCACCCCGCCGTACCTCTAGCATATCGCGGGCGTCAAGCTGCGGCCCGGCTACACGTTTAGTAGACAATTTGACAGACCTGATAGGCCGCGCCTCCGGCGCACTAGCACGGCTGTCAAGTCTAAATTCCGAGGCGATTTGGAAGTCGGGAAACGGCAGGAAACCCCCTCTGGAGGGCTTTGCGCCTTTACGATTTTAATTGTTGCATGGGTGAAGGCCCCGCCCCTATACTCCCATTCCCCCACATTTCTGGGGTTTACCCCTTGACAAAGCCGCGCCCCTATGATAACGAAACCCTGGGGCGTGGGGTCGCCTGGGTTATTGGATGGTAGGAATGTGGGGGCGAGCGGGGCGCTACACCCCCACAACCCTACGCTCTAGCACCTCTCGATGCCATCGGCCCAGCGTGACCACTTTTCTATTCGCGCTCCGGGTGACTCT